CTTATATTCTGTTAAATAAAATCAACATCCTTAAACGTCAATCGTAGCAAGTGCTTACATCTATTTTATTAAATACTAATTTACATTTTCTCAATGTGTTAAATAAATAGGTATTTAATAGCTAAAATTCATCATCGAATCATCCAATTCATCTTGCTTAATGCCAATGTAGTCAAGTGTGATATCTGGTGATGAATGATTAAACAACTCCATCAAGATTGCTACATTTTGATTTCGTCTGTAATGATGATAGCCAAATGACTTTCTCATAGAGTGAGTTCCAATATTCTTCAAGCCAACATGTTCAGCTGCTTGTTTTAAAATCTGGTAAGCTGCAACTCTTCCAATGTGAGTGATGCGCACACCGTCTGTTCTAACCTTCTTTTTGCTTGGAAACAAATAATCGTATCCTTGTAGATCATTTGATTTTATGTAATGATTTAGAGCTTTTCTCAATTCTGGATTGATAGCAAATCTCTTGGCTTTACCAGTTTTCTTTTCAGTAACCTCGATTCTATCACCTGTCACTTGTTTCACTTGAAGAGGTATGATATCGCTGATGCGCATTCCAGAATATAGACCGCACATAATTAGAACATAATTTCGCTCACTTTTTGATTTTAAAAAGTCTTTCATTCGTTCAATATCGTCGAGTTCACGAATAGGTTCTACTTTTCTCAAAATACCACCTCCAAACTGCAAGAAAAGGCAGGGGTGTGCCTGCCTTTACAATTATTTCATAATATAATTTTAGCACATAAAATCATATATCCACTCCGAACTTACTCCGAATTTACTCCAAAAAAACTCCGAATTTACTCCAAAATCTCAACCTGTTCACCATTGCGGTATAACTCTGCAAATGCCATCAAAGCTTTCTCCAAAATATCATAGTATGAACTTTCTGAAATTGCTAAATCCCTAGAAATTACTTCATCTTTCTTGCAATCCCATTGAAGATACTTTTCAAAAAGTATCCTACGATATAGAGGATCGTGTAAGTTACTAACTGCTTGTTCAATTGCATCCAGCTCAAGTTCTGCATCAACTTTCCGTATAGCTAACTTCTCAACTTGACTATTTCTTCCACTTGACGGTTTTCTAGGCATGAATGAGTAGGTTGTCGTTACTCTCTGACCTTCAGTGTCATTGGCCACACGACGCCATCGAGGATATCCTTTTAAAATTTTCTTGGCATTTTCTTTTGTTTTGGCTTCATTTATATCAGGAAAGAAGGGCATTGCTCACCTCGTTTCTATCTCGAGTAATTCTTCCGTCAAAATCTTCGTGATTGCTTCCAATTGATAATCTTACCATCGTTATTATTATTAAAATAATCTGGTAATCTTGCTGTTGGACTTTCTTTATAGACCACTTTTTCAACGACCTGGACTCCAGGCATCATTTCATCATCTATCCACCCAACAAGCCACGCAGGATTTACATCATAGGTTTTAGCAATCATTTCAATTTGCTTAATCGACGGATATCCACCTCGTTCATACAAATGAATTGTATTTTGTGAAACACCTGTTTCTTTTGCCATCTGTCCTACAGAGAGACATAGGTCCTCTCTAAGTTCTTTCAATCTTAGCTGCATCTTGCTCTCCACTTTCTAGTATTAGCTTTTATGAATGTAGCCTGCTCTTGCATCTGCTTCCATTCATAATCCATGATGATTTCAAGTTGATTGTTACAAAGACCTTTTAAGAAATCATTTTGAGCTTCTAATTTCTCAATATCCTTATAGGCCCTTTCATACAGTTCATCTTCCAGAAATCTAATGCGCTCTGCCATTGCTTCCTGAATGATGATGTAAGTTGGTTTCTTGTACTTTGTCATTACAATCTTACCTCATCTCCTATTTTTAGAGATTCATAGTTTGTTTGAGTAACTACGAATATTCCGTAATTTTGAACTGTAACAGTGTACATGTCACCAATCTTCGCCTTTTGTAAGACTCTACCTTTGATTTCTGCGCCTTGATTATCGGCTCGATAGATAACCATCGGGCGCTTTTCTTCTAGTTCTTTAATGTGGATACTCTGCCAAATATTTAATCCAGCAGATAGCAAGATCCATGCTACTATGAATCGTTTCAATCTGTCGCCTCCTTCTTTAATTTTACGGCAATTTCTAAGTAAAAGTCTTGATCAGGTATCTCCAACATCGCTGTATTGGTTTTACCGTCAGACTCAACGATAATTTTTCCGATTGCCAAAACTAAGTCTCCAATTGTGCTATTTAGCGTAAGGTTCATTCTGTTACCTCCTCAAAGCGCCCATCTATTTTTGGACTTATTTCTTTTAAAAATGGGATTTTTCTTTTCTTTTTTCTTCTGCTTGTGATATTCGCTATCTTTGTTAAAGATAATATCTTCATCTTCAATAAGTTCAGGAATGAAGTATCCAGATGGGTATCGTTCAGGTCGTTCCATCACTCCACCTCCTCAAAATAACTATGAAATTTACTTAAATTGATAATAGCAACCTCTTCAACAGAATGCTTCTTAATGTCAAAGTCTGGATCATTTTTCCCAAACTCTTTCTTTATCGCTTTTTCAGCAAGCGAGGGTAAAGCGAATATACTTGCCCCATTTCTTAAAGCTAGCGCTTGGCCGTTTTTGTTTACTATTCGATAACCTACATCAAACGGTCTGATTTTCGCAGGGATTTTTATGCGTTTGTTTTCAGTTTTTATTGCTTGTTCAATGGTTTGTACCATCACTCCACCTCCTCAACTTCAAACAATGGACTATTAAACACTTCACTAAAACCAGCATCTTCTAGTTCTTTGCGGGTGTGCTTTGTTTTATAAAGTGAGTTTTCTTCCCGATCAGAAAAAAGCCATTTTTTCGAATGTTTTTCGCAGTTCAAAGTTTCGTGATTTCCACAAACGCCTTTCACTTTCACCAAATACCGCTTATCTCCCTCGTTTGTGTAGCCGTCAAGCCATGCGCGAGCGACTAAATCAAATGGTCGTTCTTGCATAAACCATTTACCAACTTCTTCATTTGTGAAATCAAAATCGAATAAGTCTGCTACGTCTTTGCAAGATTTTCTAGCTTCCTCAATCCAATCTGCCACAAACTGAGGTATTTTGACTTTATTCAACTCACGTCGAATCTTATCAGCCTCCTTCAATTGATTACCAACCCATGCTCCCTCATGTTTGCCTTGCTCGTAGCCCTCACGCCATTTTGCATGACTGAAATCTTTCTCAAATTCACCCATGATAGCCTTTAGCCAAACTTCACGATCATGCTCTGGTAATGCTCGTAATCTTGCTAGTATGTTCTTGACATAACGAGGCGCTTCGTCTGCGTGACCTGTTTCTGGTTCGTCTAGTTGTTCTAAATCTTTTATAAAATGCTGACAAGCTACTTTTGCTCCGATATCAAATAAACCATCTTCGTATTTTTTATATTTCTCAATCAATCGTTGTACACCCATCTTCCAACTCCTTTATCTTCTGTTTCAATTCTTCATTTCTCTTTCTTAACGAATCCCGTTCCAATGCTCTAATCCGTCTCTTTCGTGCATCACACGGTTTCGAATACTCGATTATCTTTTCTTCGTTTCTCTTGATCGATTGCTTGTAGCCTTCAATCACAATCTGTTTATCGTAATTCATCTTCTAAAAATCTTTCAATAGCTTCTCTGTAGGAGACTTCCACCAGACCGTCTAAGTCGTTCAGGGCTTCAATATAGTCTGGACGACCTTGCCCATACTGCTCTTTCAAAAATTCAACAAAGAGATGAATTTCCTGATAGGTTACTCCAACCATATTTCTTACACCCCACTAAAACGGCAAATCATCATCTGAAATATCCATTGGATCGCCTTGTCCATAATTTGGTGGCATCTGATTTTCCATGCTTGACTGGTTCGCAGTATTATTCTTCTTTTCAAGAGTTTGAAAACTTTCAGCCACAACCTCCGTCACATAGACACGTTGTCCTTGCTGATTATCATAACTACGAGTCTGGATGCGACCAGTGATTCCCACAAGAGCACCCTTTTTGATCCAGTTTGCAAAATTCTCAGCTTGCTTACGCCAAATAATACAATTAATGAAGTCAGCCTCTCGCTCTCCGTTTGCGCCTTTAAAATTCCGATTGACTGCAAGGTTGAAAGTCGCAACAGCAACATTTGACGGCGTGTATCGCAATTCTGGATCACGAGTTAAGCGCCCAATTAACACCACATTATTGATCATCTTTCTTTTCCTTTCCTGTCACACATTCCACGACTGAGTAACCGATAAAAAAGCACAGAAAAGTTATTCCAAATTCTTTAATAAATTCAATCATTTTCTTCTCCTCCTTCATTTTCTAAAACCACATCTTTTATAAAAGTATTGCCAATTTCATAGTATTTGTATTCCTGGGCTGTCACTTCAAATGTTTCTTCAACGTGCTTATTTCCTACATATCCAGAAACGACCAGAATATATCTTCTTTTGGTTCTTGTTGGTACAAGTATCGAACTTTTCCCAGACACCACGGGTATGAATGTTGTATGAGGTTCATCAATGTACTTATCTACTACTGTCCCACTCGAAATCTGGTGACATGCCACGATGAATGATGCGAGTAAAACAACACATAGGATTTTAAAATATCTCACTCCTTGTCCTCCAAACTAACAGTTATGGCTTGTTTAGCTTCTTCGGAGATAAAAATAAGTGTTTCTCCTTTTTTTAAGTTTTTTAAATCCTTCTTTGTGAATTTCACTTTAT